GCATGATTGGGTTCCTGTCTGGTATCAAACTCATGCAGAATGACGACTCTAAGGACAAAAAATGCTGACACTTCTTTCAACCCTGATTTCGTTCCTAATGGGCGGCCTGCCCAAGTTGCTGGACTTCTTCCAAGACCGCGCTGATAAAGTCCATGAGTTGGCGCTGGCGCAGATGCAGATCACCCGTGAGTTGGAATTGCGCAAAGCGGGTTTTGAAGCCCAAGAGCGCATTGAGCATATTCGGTCAGAACAGTTGGCCACCGAAAGCGCTGCCAACACTCAGCAAATCCTGATTGGCGCGCAGCAGGCCGAAATGCAGGCCATCTACGCCCACGACACAAGCCTGAACGAAGGCACAAGCCAGTGGATGAAGAACCTACGCGCCAGCGTTCGCCCTGTTATTACCTATGGTTTCTTTTTTCTGTTGTTGTTTGTGGACATCGGTTTGTTTGCCTACGGCTGGCACAGCGGTGCTACATTTGTGGAGTTGGCCGAGATGCTGTGGGACTCTGACACCCAGGCGCTCTTTGCCAGCATCATTGCGTTTCACTTTGGCGGTCGGGCGTTTGGCAAATGAACGTCAGCGCCAAGACCATTGAGATGATCAAACACCATGAGGGCGTTCGATTTAAACCATACCAGTGCCCAGCAAAGCTGTGGACAATAGGAGTAGGTCATGTTCTTTACCCAAATCAAGGCAAAATGCCGATTGATCAAAGAGGCGCTTACGCGCTTCATCCAGAAGATAACCGATCGTTTTCAAAAGACGAAGTAAATGCAATTCTTAGGGCAGACCTTGCTCGGTTTGAGAAAGGCGTGGCTACTTATTGTCCTGTGCCTCTTACTCAAGGACAGTTTGACGCGCTCGTATCATTTTCTTTTAATGTAGGCCTTGGCACTCTCCAAAGGTCAACCATGCGCCAGAAAGTTCTTCGGGGTGACATGGCTGGCGCGGCCGAAGAACTTCTGAAATACTGCATGGCTGGCGGCAAAGTCTTACGGGGTCTTCAAAACCGACGCATCGACGAGCGCGCCGTGTTCCTTACTTAACGCTCGGTAAGCCTCAATGGCCGTCTTCAGATCGCATTGCAAGTGCTGGATGCGGTCGTCTTGCTCACACAACTTGGCGTAGGCTTCATCGGCAAACTTGGCCAAATTAGCCTGGCTCCAGGTTGCAAAATCTGGTCTGTTATTCATTTCTTGCCTTAATATCGTAGAACCAATCATCGCCGGCTGACCACTTGCGTGTACCGTCAACTGTCCACAATCTTTGCGCTGCTTGGAAGTCAGGAAACTTTGTCTCAGCGGGAATCAGGCTCTGGTCGTACCACAGGCATCGGTTATTGGGCTGGCAGGCAAACTGGCCGTTGTCCAACGCAATCCAATTAAAAGACTTGTGTTCCTCGGCCTGCTCGGTAAAGCCCGTGTCCAAGTCCATGCCATCGGCGCAGAAGTCCACCGTAAACAAATAGCGCCCGAAGTGCCATTCCTTGTCCTTGCCCAAGAATTTCACGCCAAGGTTACGCAAGCCAATTTTTTCAATGATTGTGAATCGGTAGCCCATACAGTCCCACAGTTGCAAAGTATCAATCGGCAAGTTACCGGCGTCTGCATGCCAGACGTAAGCGTGGATCGGCAGCTTGTCGTACAGCGCGCCGTAGGCCGGCAACAACGATTCAATGCGGAACACTTGGCCACGCAAGGCTTTAAGGCTGACCCAGATGGCCGGCTCCAACTCGCCGTGGCCTTTGTGGTCATTGTATAAAAACTCGCGCTTTACAAAGCACTTAACTGGCGGCAACGACGCCACGATATAACTCATGTGTTTTCCTTAGTCATTAGTTTCCTTTTTAGACGGCGCGTCTAGTTCAAGGCGGTAATACTTGGCCGGCATCTTGGCGTTCTTATCCAGTTGCTTGCGCAGCCATTCAGCGCCGCCGAGTTCTTGCAAGATCATCCAATGTCTGTCAGACATTCGGATTTGTCGGCCTAGTAGGGGTTCAGGTGGTTTTGGTCTTGGCATCTTGTCTCAGGTGTTTACCAGTTGTTCGTCTAACCCAGCAAAGTTGGCAGTGCCACTTTGCGCCTATATCAACGCCGCCTTCTGGCGGTTTGCTTTCTTGACATTTAGTGCAAAACTTTAGCTGATGCACGGGCGTGGTTCGGCCCATTTGAATCGCTGGCATCATCAGCGCACTCTCCTTAAAGGCTCAATGTACTTTTCTGCTGGCGGTGGTGGCGGGGTCATAGTTTCAGAAGGTGGTGTCCAGCCGTACTTGCGCCAAATGGCTTGGACGTCTGAACCAGACTCCCATTTGAAATCCTTGTTTGCCACAGAGGGATAGCTGATTTTTGAATAAGGTGGTTTTTCTAACATTGTGTTGCTCCTTTGAGTAGTTCTAGTCTCTCCCGCGCTACGCGCAGGGTGTTGTAGCGCTGGTGAAGGCGCTGAAGCATGGTAGCGCGCTTGGCGCCAACACGTTCTTCATTGAGCAATCTGAGAACTTCTTCTTCGCTCAGACGGCTTAATTCATTGTTAAGGCTTCGCCAAGTAGTCGTCAATTTTCTTCTCCAATTGCGTTATTGTTGTTTGTACGCGGATGACAGCGCGGGCGGCGGCGTTGGCCTCGCGGCCCCTGATGCGCAATTCTGCTTTGGCCATTTTCAGTTTGGCCTTCCATAAATCAAATCGTTTCATAACGGCGCGTCCTCAAAATTGTCAGGGTTGAACTTAGGCATTTTGTTGCCCTTGTCCTTGGGGTTTGGGAATGGCGGGAATGGCCACATTATTTAAGTTCCTCCATTGCAATATCAGATATAGCGCGCTTGTCGTGAAGCGCCGCCCAGATTTTTTCATCCACCGTTTTGTTGGTCATTAAGATGTAGCACCACACAGGGTATTTTTGCCCGCTGCGGTGCAAACGGCCAATGGTCTGTTCGTACAGTTCCAAACTCCACGGCAACGACAGAAACACCATGTGACAGCCGCCGTGCTGAAGGTTAAGCCCGTGGCCGGCTGACTTTGGATGGACGGCCAATAGCCTGACCTTTCCATCATTCCATCGCTCAATGGCTCTGTCGTCGTCAAGGGTTGTGACGTTAAAGCGCCGCTTAAGTTCGGCAAGTTCTTCTTGGTAGTTGTAAACAATGATGGTGTTTGCACGTTGGTTCTCCTCAATGATTTCTTCTAACCTTTCAAACTTGTGCATGCTGTACCAGATTGGGCGCTGATCAACCTTAAACTTACCCGGCGAATCGGACGGTGTGGTCGTCGTGTCGTAAACAAAACCTGACGCCAGTTGTTGTAGCTTGCCCGTGACAACCGCCGCGTTGATGGCCGTGATGCCGTCCAGCACAAAGTCTTTTTTAAGCGTGTTATACGGCGTCAAATCCATGTCGCACTTGACCTCGACAGTATGCAAAGGCGGCAGCTTGTCCTTATACTCACCTGCCTCTAGCACAAATGTGGCAGGCTTGATCACGTTCATAACCTTCTCAAGCGAACCCACTCTGGGCGCCCATTCGCCAAACTCCTTATTGATCAGCACAAAGTATTGCTGCATGAACGCGCCCTTAGACCGGCCAAGCAGGCTTTGGTCAACGATTTTGCACTGGCCAAAGACGTCTTCCAAGCCGTTGCTGGTAAAGGAGCCGGTCAAGCCCCAGCGCACAGTCATAGGGTCAACGACCTTGAGGAACGCTTTAAAGCGTGTGCCTGACGGGTTCTTAAGCCGTGTCAGTTCGTCAAACACCACGCCATCAAAGTTTAGGTTTTGCTCGGCCAACCACTGCAAATTGTCGTAGTTAGACACAACCACTTGAGCGTTGCTTTTAAGGGCGTCCAAGCGCTGCTTAGGTGTGCCAACGCACAAAGCCATGCTGATACGGTCAGCCCACTTAGGGCGCTCAACAGGCCACACGTCGGTGCAGACGCGCTTAGGCGCCAGCACCAGCCAGCGCTTGACGTGGCCGTCGCGCAACATCTCCCACATGGCCGTAAGCGTAATGGCTGTCTTACCCGCACCCACCGGCGCCAAGATCATGGCGCGGTCATGCTCAAAGAGAAAGTCAGCGGCTGTCTCTTGATACGGTCGTAATGAAACCATCAACTTGTTCCTTAGTCCACAAACATGCGTAGTTTTGACGCAACAGCGCCATCTCTGATTGAAATAATTTTTGCAGTTCAGACATGCGCCCGCCTTTGGTTTTGAGTTCCACAAACCATGTCTGGCCATCGGGTAAACACGCAATGCGATCTGCTACACCTTTGCGTCCGGGCGATGTAAACTTCCAAGTCCGGCCACCGATGCGCTGCACCGCCCAATCAAAATAAACTTCAATTTCTTTTTCTCTCATGTTGTGAAGTATACATGTAAAAAAGATTTGCACAACATTATTTTCTGTGCTATATTTGAGTCTCATTAACTAAAGGACAGTACAGTGCAACACTCAAATATCGTCGGCGGCTCTACAGCAAAGCGCGTCATCAACTGCCCAGGCAGTGTGGCCATGGTGCAAAAGATGCCGCCCAAACCTTCTAACAAATATGCTGACGAAGGCACACTTTTACACAACGTCATCGCTGAATTGATTATGGGCGACGAAGCCCCTGAGCATTACCTTGGCACACGTTACGAAGACCAAATCCTGACGCAAGAATTGATCGACAATAAAATCAAACCCGCACTGGAGGCGCTAGATGCAATCGACCCCAAACGTGTTATGGAAATTGAGGCAGAGACTAGAGTTGGCTTTGGTGATCTGTTGCCTGGCGTGTTTGGGTCTACTGATCTCATTGGCCGCCTTGGTAATCGCGCCGTCGTTTTGGATTGGAAATTCGGCGACGGTGTCATGGTCGAGGTGGAAGAAAACCCACAGTTGATGTTTTACGCGGCGGCCGCTATGCGCACCCCGGAAGCGCAGTGGGCGTTTGATGGCGTGACTGAAATTGAGTGCGTCATTGTGCAGCCGCCAGAAGTGCGTCGCTGGGTGACAACGCCTGAGCGCATTGCTCAGTTTGAAAAAGAATTGGTGCAGGCTGTTAAGCAAGCTGAGAAGCCAGACGCCAAGTTGGCCGTGGGTGATCACTGCCGTTGGTGCGCGGCTAAGCCCGTGTGTCCCAAGATGACCGGCGCTGTTGACCGCGCTTTGAAGGTGCAGATCGACGCCTTGCCTGCCGCGCAGATTAGCACCTATCTTAAAAACGCTGACATGCTTGAGGAATGGATTAAAGATTTGCGCGCCCTTGCATTGCAAATGCTTGAGTCTGGCGCCAAGCTGCCCGAATACAAACTGGTGGCCAAGCGCGCCATTCGTTCATGGTCGGATGAGGAGAAGGCAAAAATTGCCCTTTTCGCATACGGCCTCACAGAATCTGAAGTGATGGAGACAACAGTCGTCTCCCCGGCCAAGGCCGAAAAGGCGCTTAAAAAGCGCAAGATCGGCCTACCCGAAGACCTAGTGGTCGCCATTTCTTCAGGTAACACTTTGGCAAGCGCGGATGACCCGCGCCCCGAAGTGATGCTCCTCGGGAAGCAGTTATCTGCTGCCCTTTCTAAACTTCAGTAAAGGACAATCATGTCAAATTTAGTAACCTTCTCTCAAGCTAATCTTCCCGCTGTTTCAACTTTGTCTAGCGCTTTGCGTTCGATCCAATCCGAAGTCGGCCCTGCTGGTATTGTCATCCTCAAGATGGACAAGACCGGTCACTGGGTCTTTGGTGCAGATCAAACCGAAGTCGAAGATGACGCTATCTGGGCTGTCAATCCTTTCTCTTTTGTGCATGGCTTTATCGCTTGGGGCGATGGCGAAGTGCTGGGCGAGAAGATGACCAGCGTCAGCAACCCATTGC